CTATGATTTGGCAATGTATCCGAACTCCAAACCCAAATCATAGTACACCTGATACAGGCAATCGTGCATGTGCCTTGGCAACATTCCGTCTGGACAACAGTTCATCTTTTCCAGCTTGCGAATCAAGGCGTTTTCCGCTTGCAGTGCCGTCTTTTCCCTGAACCTGAACAGCCTGAATGTTTGCCTTTTCTGCCTGTTGCCAGAATACTCGAACGTTAGGAACGAATCGCCGATTTTATATTTGCACGTCACCTTTGGAAGCAAATAGCCCTTGTCCACGAACTCCCAAACAATCAAGGCGTTTGAACGGTCGTTGATGTACATTTTCCAACCAAACACGAAATGGGTAGCCAATCGGATTCAGCACGAAACCAAACCCGAAAGGCTACCCAAATTAAATTTACCGCTTGCTACGATGCTTCATGCGCCTGTAATTAGGGCTGTGCTTCCTGTGTCGGAAGTCATTGGAGCGTGCATAGTCCAAAGGCGAACGACCACCATGGACACGGCCCCACATGGTAAAGAAATCGAACACGCGCTGGTAATCAGGTTCCATTACTCGTCCTCCCAATCGTCCTCATCGTCCGACCAATCGCCGTCCTCATCGCTCCAATCGTCCTGCGCCGCATCCCATTCCTCAAGAAGGTTGATGTAGTAGCGCTTTGGCTTGCGTGCAACAACGTCAATCTCACGTTCCTTGCAAAGACTGAACAGCTCGCGTGGGGACATAGAATCATAGTCCATGTCCTCCGAATCGTCAGACTCCCACGATTCCTCTTGCTTCTTGAGCTTGGATTCCTTCTGCTTTACCGCTCGCTTGGTCGTGGGCTTCTCGTCCTCGTCCTCGCTATCGTCATACTCCAAGTCGGTAGCAGGATACGCCTTATCAAGCATCTTGAGCACCTGACGCTCTGTGTAGGGTTTGGCCTTTGCATTCCTAAATTTATTCTTGTCCTGCGGGATAACGTTGTATGCCGTGCTGGTACCCTTGCCAGTCTTGCCAATCACATAGTCACGGTCAGTGATGGTGCCGTAGTTCTCGTAAAAGGCCATGAGCTGAGGAATGGGGCTGCAATTGTTCACCGCGAACATGAACAGCTTGACCTCCTTGGCTTCATAGTCCCAAACGCTCCACACGTACATGCTGCGCGTGCGCAAGTCCTCATCATCACAGTAGGGGCAAGCACGACCGTACTGCTCTTGGCACGGAACATTAACGCCCTTGGCATAGGAGTCATGGAAAGTAACCTCAAAGCCATCGTCCATATCAGTGAGGAAGCGAACGCGCACCTTGGAATCAGGACGAACGTAAATCAGCTTACCGCGATTGCCGCCACTCTTGGCAATGTCCTGCTTCATCTTGTCAATCAGGCCCATAATTTAATTTCCTTTCAACTCTGCATGGTCATTCTGCTTGTACTCATGCAATGTACGGCCATTCATACGACTAAAGGTTTCCGCTGTGAAATCACCGGGGTCTTTTATCCCCTTCAAATATCGGAACCTTGTAACAACGAAATGCTTACGTAGCCACTCTGTACCCCTTCTCCCACAATCGTCATTGTCCAAAGCGCTTATGACGTGCCTTATGCCCTGTGCTTGCAAGCGCTGTATCTGCTGGTTTGAAGCTTTCCAACCAAGTATCGCAACGGCATTTGGTATTCCAAACTGCACAAGCTTTAGCCTGTCCATGTACCCTTCCACAATGTAAACGGTACTGCAATTCCGATACTCGCCCACCACCGTTGTTGCTCGCCTGAATCCCTCGTTGTACAAATATTTTCTTTTCTCCGCAACTTCTGGAATCCTCGTTCTGCTTACCCAACCACGGAACTTGCCATTATCATACATCGGAAAAATCAATTCGTAGTTCCTCTGGTACGTGTACCTGCACCCACAGGAATTCAACTGCTCTGCCGTGAATCCACGCTGTAGCATGTATTCCCTGCAATCGTGCATGTACTCTGGCAAATCCTCGCGTGTCCAATCGACCTGAGACAAACCATGGTAGAAATCATAGGCTTCCGCATACAGTTGCGCATTGTGCCTTTTCCTTTCCCTCTTGGTTGCCGTCGTAATCTTTATGTCCGAATATTCCGTGCTGCTCAATATTTTCTGATACCGCTTGTAGGCTTGCAAATCGTTCAGCCCATGGTACTGCTGCTCCATCAGCCTTACGAATCCCTGAGCATCACCTGACTTCTGACACCCGAAACAGAACCAACGACCATCGGACAAATCAACCAACATGCTTGGATTCTGGTCAGCGTGGAAGGGACAAACGATTTTGTACTGCAAGCTGTAAGTGTCGGTGATTAGGCGGTAATGCATCAACACCCTTGCAAGCTTCTCACCGTCATTCATCACCGCTCGCCTTGTAGGAGAATTTGAAGTAAGGCTTTGCCTTTGTCACCTTGTAGCAGCCCTCAATGTCCTTTGCGGTAATCTCGCCGATTTCCGAAAGTCGGTCAATCTCCGAATCATCCACCGAAACCGAAACGTTTAGGTACTGCTTAAACTTGTTTGGGTCAACGCCACAGGACTTAAGATATTCGACCAAACCCGGCATGTCGATAATCTGATATTCCTTCACCGACACCTTACCGAAAAGCTTCTTTCCTAGCTGCTTCCTGAGCTTGTCGATATTCCAGACGATGTTCGTCTTTTGCACACGGACAACGGTAACGGTACCACCCAAAAGGCTATCGTCCTCTGGATTCTGATACACCATCTTCTTTGTTCCACACGCCTGAAAATATTCCTCGAACAGCTCATAGATTTTCTTCTTGTGCTTCTCAAAGGAATCCTTTTTCTTCTGGAACGCCTGAATATCCTTGAAGAACTCGAACGCAAGCACACCCGCACTGTGGTCGTTAGTTATCCTCGTTTTCGATTTGCTGTTCCTGTTCGGTGCCATCTTCGGTAATTCCTTTCAACAAATTGTAAACTCCGCGCGGCCAACGGTTATTCAACTTAACCCAAACCACGTCCTCATAGTCAATGACGAACTCCTTACCATAGGCAGTGCGCACCTTGAGCCGCCTGTGCTGCCTGTTGCGCTTCACAATCTCAGCGCTCTTTACCTTCTCAGCGATTCTAAAGGCCACTACGGTACCGATTGGGCATGTGTCGATATATTTACCCCGATTGTCCTCAACATGGCCTGAAATCGGCTTAGAATCGCTCCTAGCCGTATCCTGCATAGATACATCCTCTCTAATCGAACACTAAAGGGGTGCCAGCTCCAAATCGGAACCAGCACCCCAAGAAAACCTAGCAGTAAATCATCTGGTCGATAACAGCGGTAACACCGCTCATGGTGTTGTGTACGTCGTTGAAAAGCTGCACGTCGCGCATTTCGCGTGCTTCGCTGGAAAGCCTACCAAAATACCTTACCACGCTGTTGCGGATAGCTTGAAGTTCCTCGGCATCCTTGTCCATAAGCTCCAACGTATGACGAACCTCTACGATTTCGGCCTTGCGAATGAACATGTCACCGATACCAAGGGAAAGGAGTTGACCATACTGCTTTGCAGAAAGCTTTGCGAACTTAACGCCGTTGTCAACCGTGTACTCCATGATGCCCTCCTAGGCTACTCCGGGGAACCCTCTGTTCCCTCTGACAACTATACTACACGAACGCCAGCGGATTGCAAGCCCCAATTTCAAAGAACTTTGGGAAATATTTTAGACCACACCAGAAATATTTTTCTTCTGCTCTTGATACTCGGCAATCACCGACTCCAACTCGCGCTCTGGCAACAAATCCAACTTACGCTTATATGAGTCGATAAACCCATTCTCGCCAACGATTTTAGTGTACCGCTCATGCATGTCATGCCAACTCTCATGTTCCTCGGGAGTGAACCAGCCACGCTCAAAATATTTTTCCGCATAATGGATTAGCTGCGTTCGCATGGTGCTACTCTGCGCATCCTGCAAGTTGTCAACACGTTTTGAAAGCCCTTTGAATCCCTCGCGTATCTCAGTAATCATTTCCTCTTGGTGCTCGTCTGCCTTTGTTGCCGCTTCCTTGCGCCTTGTAACCGCACCACGCGCCCACCAGATGAAAAGCGCAATAAGTAGCAGGATTCCATAAAGCACAAGCTTCATTTCCTCTTGTGGCCCTGCTGCGTAGGTAACCGCCAAAACCAACAGACCAGTCAAGGCCCAATACACGAAATCGACTATCTTCTTATCCGCTTCCTTGTTGCGCTCATCCATTGCTGCTCCTACTCGTCTGTTGGCACCTTTGAAGCGGTACCGTCAGAATTGATTACGTAACCGTTGGCGTGCAAAATCTCGACCACCTCAGTACGCCAACGCTCGGGAACCTGAGTAATCTTGTAACCGTCACCACGGGTCATTTTGCGATAATAAACCATTGCCATTTCCAACACCTACCTTTACCCAAGAACCAAATCGGCAAGCTCTACCAAACCATCCTGCGTTTCCTGAACCTGTGCGGTCAGAAGGTTAATGTACTCGTCCTTGTCGTATTCGGTCTGAATGAAATGGTACTCACGCTTGTAGGAACCATCCTCTTGCTCAACGCTAACCTCTTGGATATCGGAATTGGTGAACACCTTAAGTTCCGTAATCTGCACACCCTCTGGCCGTTCGTCGGAAATGGTTACGCCCCACTCTTTCATCTGTAATCACCTGCCCAAATCTCATCCATGTAGAATCGGCAAGCATCGTCAGCCAACGGCATCAGATACTTACCACCAAACCTAAAGCAATCGCCACTCTCAACCCATCCCATATGGGAGTTGAGACTACAGAAATCGGAATAGCTCATAAGGTTGCCATTCCTCACTTTCGTACCGATACGTTTGCAACTCTGCTTTATGTTCTTTGTTGTTTTCTTTCGCAACAGCGTGTAATTATCAAATATTCGGTACCCCAAATAATCGACACCACGAACGTAGGTTGGGAATATCTGCCAGTTGTCCTTAAAGTTCAACCTCAGCTCATTCCAAATAAATTCGCTGCTCTTGTCCTTCAACTCGTGCAAATAATCCTTATCATTGTGAAACACAACACCATCGTCCATGTAACGATAGAAATGCTTTACGCCCATCTTCTCCTTTATCCAATGGTCAAATGGACTTAGATAAAAATTTCCGCTCCATTGGCTGAAATAATTTCCAATCGGAACACCACAGGCAAGATTCACCTCAAGGCCACGCGCTTGCATTTCCTCTATGTCCTCTTGGTCAATCGTGTTTATGCTGCCGATAATCTCATAAATCAACCAAAGCAAATCCACGTCTTTGAACATCCTGCAATATTGAGCGAACAATATTTCATGCACGATTCTCTGGTAATAATGCCGAACATCAAACTTCCAGCAAAACCTACATTCATCCTGTTTCGTATACATGACCTTCTGAACCCTTCTCAGACCATCATGTATGCCACGATTGGGAATAGCGCTGTAAGTGTCCCTGATAAGGTGCTTCTCAATATACGGACTTACAACCTGCATCAAAGCCCACTGAACCACCCTATCAGGGAAATAGGGCAACTTGTAAATCTTTCGTACCTTATCGCCCTCTTGCTTTAGGAACATTTCGTAATCAGAAGTCTTGTAATCGTGGCTCAACAGCAAGTGCCGTATCACGCGCAAGCCACCCTTCAAATTCCTCTCTAGCTGCTTTACTTCCCTGTACCAACCCTTTCCCTTCTTTGCGTGTTTATGCGCAAGCTCTAGGTTTTGCATATCGTACACAGAATTGTACAGATTCCCATATCTCTTTACCAAACCCAAAGCCCTCCTAATTGTATGGATTCCACAGAGCGTTTGAATTGCACTAAATCGCATTTCGCAACCTGCAACCTACTAACACTGCGCGGGTCTACCAAAGGCCCATAAAGGACATTACATTTTGTATCGCTAATCGCATCTGCCCTAAATGGGGATGGCTGCTGCCTTGTTGCACCCGCTACCTGACAGCATTTCTATGTTTTGCCAAGGGGCAAGGTCACCGTCCACAACTCTACCCACACCCTTAGCTAAATGGCAAGCCACTTGAAAGGATAGGGACAATCCATATACAAGCCGTGCTGAAATATTCCGATTACGATTCCTGACACCATTATTCAAATTCCAATACAACCCGGCTTTCAAGCCATTATTCCAATTCGTGCCAAGTTGAGCAATCATTTTTAATAATCGTTCAACACTCAAGGACGTATAACCTACTATATTCATTTAAATTAAATTCCCTTCTGTGCGGATACCTTAATCCGCGAAAACAAGCCGCGCCGAAATATCCCGATAACGAGCCCCGACACCATAATTCAAAGCCCAATACAACCCGGCCATCAAGCCACTAACCCAAGCCGCGCCAAGCGGAGCAATGCGGTATCCATTAAGGTTAGCGGTCTTGTAGAAATAATCACCAATAGGCAAATTGGAATCTGCACCGCTGCCTACCTCATTCGGCATCAGCATCCAATCGAACGCTTCCTTACCAGAATCAGGATAGGCAAATGCCTTAATCCAACCATCAGCATTGGCAACAGTGAAACCAGCACCCTCATAATTACCGCTGTTCTGACTCTCTGCGAAGTTTGCTGGATTGTCGCAAACATAAGGCTCGCCGCCACCCATGGTGCCATTGCCCCAAATGTTCATGCCATAGACAAACTTCCAGATGTTGCCGTACTCGTTCTCAACACCACGATAGCTAAACGCGACCTTGTTTGCTGCCGTCTGTGCCGTACCAGTATAATCGTTCGTACTTGCCGCAACACCAGACTTGTTACCAAATCCTGCCGTGCTACCAGTGTAAGAAGCACAACTGTAAGAGCTGTTGTCGGTGATTCCCGTGACACCCTGACCGAAAACGGTTTGCAGGTTACCAGCGCCCTCAACGAACATCAGAAGGAACTCAGCCATTGCAATCTGAGTGTACATGCCGTGCCACTTGCTGCCGCGATTCTGTGCCATCTGCTCTGCCTTGACTCGCGTAAAGTCCTGAGACAGACCAGAAATGGGACGATTACCAGCAATGGAACTGAGCTTGTCGTTAGCGTTGTCCATGACCTGCGAATCGTCCATGATGTACGTGCTTGCCGAAACGTCATAGATGCAAGCTTCATAGGCACCGATGAAATAGCCGTCACGCTCCGTGCCATCAGGCTTGATAAATGCAGGATGCAGCTTGAATCCCACATGTGGAGAACCAGAAATGAAATAGTTTGCCTTGCGTAGCTTGTAGCCCTTTGCACCTGCCGTGTCGGTGTTCTTGACCATCTTTAGAGGGACAACCTTGTAATAGAACTTTGGTTGCCACACCATGACCTGACCTTGTGAACCATCCTCGGCATAGCCAGTATCACCATAATATTTATTCACCGCACCAGCATCGGAAAGGTTACAACGCCTACGACCACCAAAAGGAATGAACTGGTCGAAATCGTCACCAGCGGAAAGCCCAACGGCATTTGCAAGGCGTGTGAAAGTCTTATTCTCAAAGTCAATGCACACGCCCACAACATCATCGGTATCAAAGCCTGTAAGCTGCTGCAAGTCACGGATAGCAGCGGAAACAACACCGTTCTTCACAAGGTTATTACTCGTATCGTCAAGAGCTGAATCAATCGTGGGGAAGGTTACAGTCTTGGTGTTGATTTTCTTTACATGGCCCTCATCATCACGTGTGACGGAATCGACCATCGTAATCTGTGAAGCGCTGCCAGCCGTTGCCGCACTTGTCGTGTCTGCCAAAGTCTGAACATCGTAATGGCTTGCACTAATCTCATTATTACCATCAATGTTGATGTTAGCACCTGCCGAAAGCTCGTCCTGCTTCTCACCCAAGGCGGCATACACACCGCCAGACTGAACAGGATTGGTGCTGCCATAAGTAGGCACATCGTCAACGGTAATCGGGTCTTGCTTGCCTTGTGCAATCTGCTTGGCTTCTGCTGCCAAATCGTTGTTTGACTTCATCTGGCCGTCGATAATGTCAAAATTTCCGTTCAAAACGGAAATCTGTGCCAAATCGTCACCAGCAGGTTTGGTCAAATCGTAGTTTGTCGTTTGGGTTGCCATTCTCCATTACTCCTTACTAGCCACTGATTGTATAACTAATCTTCATCGTCTGTGCTGCCGTCTTTGTTACAGGCGTGATATTGTTAACCGTCATTAGGACATTAGGACGAACACCTATTAGATGCCCATTCTCGCAAGCAAAGGCATTGCTACCACGAATCGGAACCACTGCATAGTTTTGCCAATCATAGTGCAAAAGTTCCTCATAAGCATAAAGCTCATTGGTGTATGTATTGAGCACACGCACTGCGTTACCGCCAAAATTAAGCCAAATCCTACCATCATGCGCGTCAAGAACCACAGCGTAAATAGGTGCAAAATTCGTAATGTTCGTTTGAATCTGAACCACATTCGTTGGATGTGCAAGCTCAATCTTATAAATCGTATAATTCTTTGCCGTTGTCCAACTAACATTATCACTATACATTGGCCCAAACACATACATATAGCCATCATAGCAGAAGAATTGCAAAGTTCTGAATTGGTTACTAGCACGCAAAGAAGCTGCAAGCGGAAGCCTTACATTCGTATTATTCGGAACCGTGTACGTGTCAACTGTAAAAGTCTCTACATTGTCTGAAATCGTCGGGTCAACATGAATACCATACACCTTAATATTTGAAGCAACCTCTACTGCATTTTTCTGAGATTCCGACCAATTGTAAGACGTATAGTTACGAATATCAAATGGAGCTGCCACAACATAAAGAATGCGATTCTCATAATCATAGCTCATATATTGAAAACCAATATGGTCATACAATGCATCAAGCTCAATAGTTGGCGAATCGTCATGCGGCCAACTTTGGTCACCATTCCCAAACCAAACATTAATCTCATCCGCTGCAATCGTATAGCGTTGGAATGTCACATAAAGCTTACCTGAACTAAGTTCCAACTTGGCAACCAAAGCACGATTGTTTATCACATCAAGCTCAAGAAGCTTTGTAATTCCACCTTTGCCCATATAATTACTATCGGTAGGACGATAATAAGAAGCATACTCTACATACTCTGCCCACTGTTCAGTGTAGTATGAAAGACCATTAGCTGCATAACCGAACATCGGAAGCCAATAACCGGGATTACTACTTCCATCGTTTGAACCAGCAACACTACCGCTACGACTGTAATAATTAGGCTGGAAACACTCATCAACAGGCAACCCACTAACACCCGTCTGAGAACGCGAACGACCTTGATTCATGTAACCACCAAGATAAGGCGTAAGACAAATGCTTGCAATCCGCCCATTACCCTGAGAAGTCGCAAAATCATACACGAACTTCATTTCGTGGCCTTCCCAATCAAACACAGACTCAATGGAGTTAAAGGAACCACGAATTGCATTTGCACCAATATTGGCCTGACCATCAACGCCACTAGCAATGATTGCGGAATCGTAAGACGGGAAAGGATGGTCTTTATCTTGGTTCTTGTCAAAACAAAGCATACCACCGAACCACTGACGCAAACTGAATGACTCACGCCTATAACCATCACGTGTCCAATAACCACTACCGACCTTCTGCGTCATTGAGTCGGAAGCACCAAACCTGCCGATGCCTTGGAATATCTCTGCAAGCGCACCAGTAAGCTCGTTATCGTCCTCAACGCATTCCTCAAGCTTTCCAGACTCAGCGTTGAAAAGCTCAAGCTTAGTATGTCCGTGTAGTTCCAAACCTGCCATTACAATCACTCTCCTTCGCCCTCGTCCGAAAGCTTGACAATCTCAATCGTGTCCACAATCTCAGGGTCACCCTCAGTCCACTTGAACTTGATTCCATTGACCTCAAACGCATTCCAACTGTCAGCGGGAACACTACTCATCACATCAGCAGCACCATAAGTCGTGGCACCACTCGCAAGCTGCACGAAATACTCACCGTCCCAAATGAACCAGCTAGTACCGCCGTCGTTGGAAACAGCAAACGTGCTATTCTGTGTGGTATTGAACGTGATGCTAACAATGTCTGTGTCGAAATAAATAACGTCAGACTCAAAGTTGCTGTTCACGCAATAAACCACAACATGCGTACCGTCCTCAGATTCCGACTTCTCGCTTGCGTTAACGCCCATATCGTTGATTACGTTAAGAATCGTCATTACCGGGATGGAAACGTTAACCAAAGTGTCAGACAGAACGTTTGGAATAGGCGTGTGCGTCGCAAGGTTGACCAAATCAGTAACGGGAATCACCGTAGGCTTGACAACCTCGACAATCTCTGTGGAATCAGAAACGTTAATCGTACCGTCCCAAACGTCAGTAGCGGCAAGGCCACGACCGAACAGAACCGACTTTACCTTTGCAATGCCGATGTTGATTAGGCCCGTTCCTGTGTCTATCGGTTCAGTCTCATAGCGAATCTCTGAGGGACTAATCTTAAGTCCACCCTCCAACACATCATCCCACGTGTTCTGACCAATAGTTGACTGGTCTGAGTAAATGTCGTTCCAAGTGTACGTACCAACGGCATTCCATGTGAGAACCGAAATAGAAGCCCATGTTCCAGACTGACGCGACATATAGAAAACAACAGCATCAACGTAGTTATGGAGCGTTCCCAAGTCTGCGTAGTGCCTACGAATGTCAGACTCGAAATATTCCAAATGCAGATAAATTTTAAGCTCGTGCCTAAGCCCTGCCGTAAGGTCATAGAACCAACTGAACATCACGTTTGCCGCGCCACGCTCGTAGTACATCGTGAACGTGTCTACCAAATCGGAATCCACGTACAAATCGGCTACAACGTTACCGTCTCTGGTTATCTCGCAATTCGCTTCATAGATGAAAACGACACGGGAAGTATCGACCGTCGCAAAGTCGATTCTAGTAACCATTTCTGGTTCCGTACCAATCGAATATTCCTCTGCGTTCTCGAAACCATAGACATAGAACGTGCTGTTGTCGTTCTGAACAGCTTCAAGCAGACCAGAAATATTTTTGTCCACCTTGCTCTGAACGCTCGCTAGGCTTGGGTCTTGGCCCACGCACTCAAACGCATACGTGCCGCCATACTTCCAATCGTACTTGAGAATGCAAGTTAGTTCCTGCTCGTCATTGCCGACAATGCCGCCCTCAATGGTGATGCAATCCATGAGGTCGTAAATCGGTGCCTGTACCAAGCTGAACTTGCAAGGCGTGTAAATGCCAACTCCCAAACTCTCAAGAATCGCCCTGCGCTGCCTTGTCTTTGTCTCGTCCAAGCCATACTGCAATAGCGGATTCTGGCCCAAGTTATACGTCAGTCCATTGTCGGGAAGTATCGCGTAATAGCTGGTCGTTTTCTGCTCGATGTTAACGACCGACATACCCGTGTAGTACGTCTGGAAGTCCGAAACCTTGCCAGAACGCAAGCGCCTTGTAACGCCAATCGTATCGACCGACTCAACATCATATGGCCTTAGATACAGCAAGCCGTCCCTATCCACAAAGGCGTTCGTTGCCGTTGTCTGCGCAATCCAACTGAGGAAGTCACGAAACGTCTTGATATCGTTGATTTCCTCGTATAGGTCGAAATTCTCCTTACCGTTGGGCAAATCCTCAATCTCTGCCTTTGTCATGCCCAATTCGACACCGCACTTTTGGCAACAGTAGTTGAGGAAGTCGTACACGAATCCGTTTGTGCTGGTAATCACAAACGTCTTGTCGAACTTTGACATATTGTCGTAAGCAGTGACATTTATTCCAGCTTGCGACCACTCAGCCTTATCAATCGTGTACACACCCAAAGGCACATACTCAAAGGCTTGCTGTTCCTCAATCCATATGCCGTGCCTTGCCGTTATTACCATTCCCTTGTAGGACTTCCTAGGGATGTTCAGACCGACAAAGGTACAATCCAACTCTCCAATGTACACCTGCCCGATTTCGACAGAGCTGCTACCACAGCACTGATTGGAAATGGCAAAACTGCCATTGAGAACATTTTCAGTCCCAAAGGCAGTTTTGCCAACCGAACCAATCAAGTCCTCACGAAAGGACACTGAGGAAATGGCTTGCATGTACGCTTCCGAAACCTCATACATAGCTCAAGTCCTCCAACTTGAATTTTACCGACCAGATACCACCCTCTGCGGTATCAGCTTTCAATGTTTCCTTGTAGCCCGTGACATACATCAATTCTGTCACAAGCCTATCGCCCTGACTATCAGCAGTTGCAAGCGGGTCAAAGAACCTAACCGTTACGCTCGTCTGATTCTTGAAGGTACGCATCTGTTGAAGCATTTCCAAGTCGCACCAAAATCCAACGTTGATGCTAGGGATTCCGTTGCGGTACACGCTCCTGATGAACGTTCCCGCTTCCGTTTCCACTACCTGTTCCGAATCACCCAAGTCCAAATCATACCCACGGTTAGGCTCCACTGGTAGGACTACGTTATTTATTGACAAATAAATTCTATCTGACATTTAAATTTTACCTCCCACCATTCCTGTAGTTGTTCCGCTCGTTCGCTCGCACAACGATTGTGTCTATGGTTTCCTGACCGATGTAAACCGGGATGATTATGTCACCAGTACCAGCACCCACAGACGTAGGCCCTGCACCGCCAACATTCTGAATCGCTTCCTGAATCATCTGCATCAGGGTATCGGCACCCGCAATGACTTCCCTGCCAGCTTCACCGCCACCAAGCAAGCCACCGCCCTTGGACAATCCGAAAATCGTAGGACTGTCAAGAATCATGGCATTTTCCATTGCCTTTTTGTACCAAGAAACGCTGATGTGCGGAATGCTTGGTGGGTCAAGGCTGAAATGACCAGAAATGCTAAAGTGCGGAAGCTTGATATGCGGAAGCTGGAAATGAGCACTTCTAAAGAAATTGGAAATCGCGTCAAGTCCACCCTTCACAACGTTCTTTGCAGCATCAATCTTGCTCTGAATGGTGCTCTTGATTCCCTCCCAAACTGAGCTTGCCGTTGACTTGACACTGTTGAAAATGCTGCTCGTAGTGCTTTGGATATTGTGCCAAGCAGTTGAGACATTCGACTTTATGGCTTCTGCCTTGCTTTGGACATTGGATTTGATACCGTCCCAAATGCTGCCCATGGTTGACTTTATGCCATTCCAAATGCTGCTAGTAGTTGACTTGATATTGTTCCACGCATTGCTAACGTTCGTCTTTACCGTGTTAAGCGCATTGCCGACATTCGTTTTGATACCGTCCCAAATCGTACCCAAAGTGGACTTGATACCGTTCCAAATGCTGCTAGTGGTAGAAGTAATCCAATCCCACGCGCCCTTAACACCGTTCTTTATCGTCTCTAGTATCGGCCCTAGGAAACCCCAAATCGCATTCCACACGGTCTGAATTATATTGTTGATAGTATCCATTGCGCCTTGGATAAAGCCTGTTATGGCATTCCACGCCGTCTCTACGATACCCTTGCAATTCTCCCAAATGAACTGGAATGGAAGCGTGATAATCGTGAATCCGATGTTGAATATTTCAGCTATGAGCTGGAACGCGAACGAAATAATATTGCAAATCGTGTCCCATGCGCCCTGAACGATTCCGCTTATGGTTTCCCATGCACCAGTGAAGAACGTAACAACGCCCTCCCAAAGGCCAGTGAAGAAATCGACTATGCCTTGCCAAAGCCCGGTGAAGAACTCACCGATTCCCTGCCACATGGTATTCCAGTCAGTGCCGAACCAGCCAAGAATCACATTCGCAATTCCCATCAGCGTATCGCACACCGCTTGGAACGTTCCGCTGATTGCTTCCCAAACGCCGCCGAATATTTCCTGTACGCCCTGCCAGCACCGTTCCCAATCGCCTGTGAACAGACCAATGAATATATCCAAGATACCCGTGATAACGTCCAACAGACCACCAAGAACAGAGCCGATAAGCTCAAAAGCACCGATGAAAACAGGTGCAAGCAACTGGCAGAAGCCATCCCACAAAGGCCCGATTAGATTAATGAACTGCTCGAAAAGGCCACCAAGACCACCAAGAATCTCACCGATTCGGCTAAACACGCCTTGGAACTTCTCAACTATCGTGTTCCAAATCTCGGTAATCTTGTTACGGAATTCCTCGTTGGTGTTCCACAAGTGGATGAAAGCGGCCACAAGCGTTCCGACAATCGCAATAACGATTCCTATTGGCCCTGTGAGGACGGTAAGCGCACCCTCAAGGCCGGGGAATGCAGCGGTAAGGCTTGCAACGATTCCGTTACCCTCGGCCATAAGCCCGAACATCGTTGAGATAGTGGAACCAAAGCCTGTTATAGCACCCTTCACAGTCCCTAGGATGCCCGATATACCGCCTAAGTTCTTGAACCCGGTAATTAGTCCACCTAGGATACCTTCGCCCGCCTTAAGCGCTCCTATGGCCTTAGAGATAGTGCCTATGGCCGTGACCAGCTTGCCGATGATGATAAGCACTGGCCCGATTGCCGCAAGCAGACCAGCAAAGATTAGAATTGCCTGTTGTATCGGTGCCGGGAGATTGGTAAGCCACTCTACGACGCTGGTTAGCTTCTCCACGAACTTAGTAAGCCACGGGATAACGAAATCAGACAATCTGATTGCAAGCGACTCCAAAGCGCCGCCCAACTGCTCAACACGATTCTGCAAGTTGTCCTGCATGATTTCTGCGGTCTGCTTGGCTTCGCCGCCACAGTTCTTCATTTCCTCACTCAGCGCCGCATATTCTTCCTCACTTAAATTTAACAGCGCAAGCATACCAGACTGACCATTTGCACCAGCAATCGTCGCTGCATAATAAGCCTTTTGCTCGTCGGTAAGCCCGCTAAAGGACTTGCGCAATATTCCAACGATTTCGTCAAGTGACTTGAAGGAACCATCATCATTCGTGATTTTAATTCCAAGCTCGTCCATTGCCTGTGCCACTTGGTCACTAGGCTTTACAAGGTTGGTAAGCATGCGCCTAAGCGAAGTGCCAGCCTGAGAACCCTTGATTCCAGCCATGGACATTGCCGTTGTAGCCGTGGTCACGTCCTCAATGCTCAAGCCCATGGACTGTGCCATAGGAGCAACGTACTTAAACGTCTCTCCCAAGTCCTTAATGTCGATGGTGCCAGCGTTAGCAGCATGTGCCAGAAGGTCAGCAATCCTAGTGGAATCCTTCGCTTCCAAACCAAAGCCCGTCACGGCATCCGCGCAAATCGTCGCAACGCTTGCAAGGCCCTCGCCAGATGCAGCAGCAGCATCCAAAACGCCGCCCATACCGTCAATGATTTGGCTTGAATCCCAACCAGCCTTAGCCATTTCGGTCATTGCGTCCGCGACCTCGCCAGACGAAAAGGCGGTCTTTGCACCCAAGTCAATCGCAGTGTCACGCAAGCGCTGGAATTCGCTACTTGTCTTGTCCGTGATTTGAAGGACACCAGCGACCTGCGACATACCAGCTTCAAAGTCAGAACCCACTTTAAGGCCAGCGGCACCAGCGGCCACCAAAGGCACCGTGAAGGTTCTCGCCATGGTCGAACCAGCGGATTCAAGCGTCTTTCCAGCGCTCGTCATTTTGTCGGAAAAACTTTTCTCCGTGGCACTCGCCGTGGTATCCGCTTCCCTGCGTGCCTTTTCCATACCGCTAACAAAGTCTGAAATATCAATTTCCAAATACCCCTTAGCGGTACCCATATCAACTGCCATGCTCTAATATTCACCTCCCCAAAGGCTAAAGTTTGCGTTCTATTTGCTTAGCAAGCTCTGAGAAGCTGGAATAATGCATGCCAGTCTCGCTTTCCTTTCTCTTGAATTTAGGTTCTTCTTTATTAGATATTTTCGCTTGGATGAACCCACACGCTTCATCGAAACAAAAAGCCGTGTACTCATCCGATATAAACAACAAAGTGCTTGGCCTGACGTTATACATTTGCGCCAAACCAAGCACGTTTAGAATTCTCTCACTCGCTACGAAAGGACTTCAAATCCTCTATGCCGCCCTGAGTGTAGTTGAACAGGAACATAAGCTGTTGGTCAGTGAACATAAGGCCAGTGCTGATAACCTCGTCATACGTAGGCTCAAGAAGCGTGGCCTTAGCCATTTCGATACAGACACCATACACGCTGGAAAGCATGGATTCGTTGTCGTTGTCCAGCTCGTCACCGCCACCACTGAAAAGGCTGTTTGCGGTACCAAGAAGGGCATTGGGAATCTTGCCCTCAGATGCAAGCTTTAGCATTGAAGGTCTGCGTAGGCGTGCGTAGAACGGTTGACCATCCCCGAAATCGGGAAGCTGAACCACAACACCATCGGCATAGCCCATAAGCACCTTGAGTGGTGTGGGCTGCATTCCCGGTTGCTGTGCCTGTGGTGCGCTAGGTGGATACATGTCAGCCATGATTTGAAGTCCTTTCTCAAATTAAATTTAATCGCAAATATTAGCCGCTACTTTTGTTCCTAACCGTCACCCTCGGTGTTGGAACTCGAAGAACTGTTGGTGGTAGCCGGGTCAGTCAGAGTGGGAAGCGTGGACACGTAGGAAACAGCGTAAGGAGCTTCGCCAGTGTTGGGCATGGAGTTAATCACGTACTCGGGAGCACGGAAAGCGCCATCCTCAGAGTTGAACGCAATCGGGTCACCCTGACAATTCGGGAACGCCGTCTTTTCGTACTGAACGATGGTGCCAGCCGCATTGTACTGAGCGGAATAGGCGTTCAGCGTAAACTTTGTACCCTTATCGTCAGAACCAGCAACAGGCGGGGTGTAACCAGTAAGAGCACCAGTAGTGCCATCATAGGTAATCGTACCGCCCTGTAGAATCTTGACCAGCTCGGGATTGAAAACGTTATCGTGCAACGTAATCTGAACGCCCGTGATGGTTGCTTCCTTTGGCTTCTGCGCACGCAACTTGCCCTTCACAACAAGGCGTACCGCATCCTGTTCCTCGACCTGAACCTCAGTCTCGATTTGGTTTGCAGTGTCGAAACCAAATTCGTAGGTTACAGGCTCAAGGCCAGAGTTATCGACCACCTCAATCGTCACTAGGGCAACGTCGATAGTCGGAATCTCGTTCTTAGACTTGTAAACCGTGCTAGGCATACAAACCCCCAATCCTAATAATTGTTGAACTTACGATGGTTGGTGTAGCTCGCCGTGACGTAATGCGTCCTGAAATCCTCGTCAAACATGCTCGTGCTTACGTTCCTATCGTCGGTCACCATGGGATACAGCTCTTTCATGTAATCCCTGATTTGCACAACGTAAGGCTCAAGCTTTGAGTATTGGGACTCAGGCACACAGATAACCAACTCATAGCTATAATCGTCGGTCGAATATTCCGTGTGCTGCATCACGCCTGACATACGAACGATAACCAAAGGCTCCGTTACCACACCAACCTTTGTCGTTGGGGACTTTACATTTACGCCCTTTGATTTCAGCAGCGAAAATATATCGCCCCACCTACTCTCTGTAGGCTCGAATGTGCTTGGGTCAATGGGCATAAAATCACATCCTACGACCAATTGCATTGAACAAGCCTTGCATGCCGTGCATTACCTTTGATTCCCATTTCTTCAACGTCGGCATGACAATTGCAAATCGCTTGCCGTGCGAATACTCCAAATATTTCCCGTACCACACGCCAT